TACGGTGCTAAAATCTTTGAGAAGATTATGGATAGCATGCAACCTAAGTTTCAAGATGAATCACCAGTTAACCCATTTGATATGTGGAAAGGTGCTAACTTTAAAATGAAGATCGCTAATGTTGCTGGTTACAGGAACTATGATCGATCTGAGTTTGCTAATGCTGAAGCCTTAAATGCAGATGATTCTGTATTAGAAGGTATTTACAATCAACAGCATTCGCTTAATGAGTTTACTGATCCATCGTCATTTAAATCTTACAGTGAACTTAATCTTAAGCTAACTCGTGTGTTAGGTGAGGAAGTTAAAATGCCAGCAGTCGAAGATGATGCTCCATTTAATGATGCACCTGCAATGTCTGATCCTGTTGCGACAGCTGCTGATCCAGTAGCACGTGCTGATTCAGACAATGATGATACTATGAGTTATTTTGCTAAACTAGCAGCTGAAGCATAATGTTAGTTGTTGAAAACGAGAAATATCCACATATTTACAGACACTCTGAAAGTAATCAGAGACTGGCAATATATCCTGACCATGCGAGTAAGAAGAAGTATGCTAAGGCAAGATATACTCCTCGGTTTTACGTTGATGATTACGCACATGCTCAACGAAGCTTCGGGTCATTTCCTAGTATGGGAGAAGCGTTTCAATGGGCTGATGAGTTTTGTTATAACTTAACGCCAAAGACTGCTCATAAAGAGAAAGCATTAAAAAATGTTTATCATACTGTGGGTAAAAATACTTTACAAGTAAATTGGCCAGGTGAAGCAGTAGCTTAATTTGAGAAGGGGACGAAAGTCCCCTTTTTATTAATAAGTATGTGATAATCCAGAGTAAGCAAATCCATTTTTTCTATTAATAGAATTATCCGCTGCACCTACAACATAATAATGAGTTGCTGAGTTTTGATAAGTATCTCCATTTCCAGCAATTACTATTTGGCCTCCATGTGGTCCGTTACCCAATAATCTTATTCTTTCTTCTTCCTCTAACCTTAATTTTTCTAACTCTAAAGCTTTTGTTTTAGCTACTAAAGCTGACTTATCGCCAACACCGCTTCGAGAGGAGTCATTACCAAGATTGCCATATCTTTGAGCAAGTACATCTTTTCTCATTTGATTATCTGCCATAATTTGAACTTTCTTTAGTTCATCTGCTGTCCAATCACCGTTTTCAATTAAACCTCTTGTAATAAATTCTCTTTCTGCTAGAGATCTATTCATATAAAGTTGTTTAACGCTTTCCATTATTTTGGCATTTCTCGTTTTTTTTCTGTCATTTTGACCTGCAAAACCCCCAGCAACTCCTTGGTCTCCTTTAAATTTAAATTGATTAAATCTTGCATCATTTGCCATGAAATCTTGAAACGCATCTTCACTATCTATTGCTCTTATTTCTGCCATTGATTGTTCTGCAGCTTGTAATGCATTTTCATTTTCTTGTAATCGCCAAGATACAAAAGTCCATGTTGCCCAAGCCGCTAATCCCAAAGGTCCTAAAAATCTAAGTCCACCTTTCATTAAGCTAAATGGACTTTTAGGCATCATACGAGTAGCCCACATTCTTGCTCTTAGTGTTCCAGGTTTAGCTTTAGAAAATGCTGCAGTTGTTGCAGTTTTCATCGCTGTTGCTATTTTTGTTTTTAATTTATTAGGTGTTAATAAGGAAGCCCATAAAGCAGTATTTAATAGAGTACCACCATCTATACCAGTTCCCATTATACCATCATTATCACTATTATCAATATCAACTTCAGGTTCACTTAAATCATTAGCTGCACCAGTAAATGAAGCTACTAATAAACCAGCTGTAATTAATGGCCATAGTCTTGGATTCTTAAGCATTCCTGTTTGTTTAGCACTTAATTTTTTACCTTTGAATAGTTTTTTTCCAGCTATACGAAATCTTTGCGCCATTGTTTTTGCAAAACCTTTCTTAGTTCCAAATCCAAACCATTTTCTAAATCTTGCAAATGCACCAAGTGCAGTAGCGCCCAAACCTCCTGCAGCTGCTGCTTTAATATTACCCATAGTTCCTTCGTCAAAGAAACCTTCTTGATTTAAATCATCGGCACCAACTCCTCCCATACCTCCGATACCCATTCCTGCTGCACCTCTACCACCCAATTTTATACCTTCTAATCTATTTTCTCTCGCTAATCTTTGTGAAGTATTAAAGTTTTTTAATTGATCAGCTCTCCAGTTTCTATTATCAGCAATAAGAATATTGATAAGCTCATTTGTTTTACCAATTGTAAAAGTTATTGCACGAACACCTTGCTCGTAAAAATTATTTGTTAATGGAGCAGTTAATGCACCTGCTTCAACAGCAGCAGTACCTGATACAGCTAAACCTGTTCCTACTCCAGCAATTTGTGCTAATAACTTATCTCTTCGATTATCTCTTTTCTTACCACCAGTTTTTGTTAATGCTGAATCAGTAAATGTTTTTGCTTGACCTGCAATAAACCTACGACGAAAATCTTCTTGAGCATTTACAACTAATCCTTCAGTCTCTAATTGCTCTTCTCCTTGTAATGCAATTTTTTCAGCACGTTTGGCTTCTTCTGCTTCTCTTAATCTATCACGTACACTAGTAGCATTCAGCTTTCGTAACTGACCGACGACCTCTTGGAGTAACATTATATTTTGTTCTTTCTTAGCCATTTTGTTTTTTCATCCTTTCGTTTTGTTCTTTAACATGTTCCTGTAAAAGAGATAAATAAATCTCCCTTTCCCATGGCATCATGTTATCTAGCTCGTCTAATCCAAAATTATGCTGATGCATTAAAGCAAAATTCAGTTTATAATAACTTATAACACTACTATGAGAAAGGGTTATTGAAAAAAATCAACTAAACCCTTTAACTCTATACTATTTTCTTTACCACACTTAGTACAATCAAAATCTAAATTATACGATAAATAAGGAGCTTGAGATAACACATCAACAATATCATTAAATTGATCTGGACTTAAGCTCTCAACCATTCCAACGATTTCTTCATGCGGTACATCTGCTGCAATAAATGTTTCTTCACCGCTGTATATGGTTTCAATCGAAGCACAAACCATATTAATTATAGTTTCTGTCTCAGATTCTTTCAATAAATCTTTATTCCTATCCTTCATCGTAGCCCATTTTAAATCAACACTTATAACATTTGTTAACTTAATATGTGTATCTACTACATCATTTAAATTTTCAACTGTAACTTTATTTAAATCAATTTTTATATTATTTGTTTCTTCACATTCAGAACATTTAGGTGTTAATTCTATACCTTCACCTACTGACTTACTTCTTAAAGTTACAAACATATACTCAACATCAAAAGTAGTTAACTTATTTGTATCAATGTCTGATGTAATACAGGCATTAATAATAGCAAGTACACTATTTTCAATTTGTTTCTCATCTTGAGATTCCATTGCTATTAACAATATTTTCTCTTCTTTGACCGTATACGGTCTGTATGTAATACTTTCGCCTGTTGAAGGCACAATCATATCATACTCTGGTGTTACCATTCTTGGTAGCATATTACTCATCAATTTACTCCATTATTATATTAAACTATTCTATAAATCCTTTACTTTGTCTAGACCTAGCTACTTTTTTAGATGCTGTACTAATACTACGTTGAACTGGTCGTTTTGTATTATATTGATCAGCTCTACTTTGATCTTTTCTAGTAGCTAGTGTAGGAATATTCCTCCTTGTCTCAACATTTCTAATAGCATTTTGCATTGCTTTATATTGCTCAGTTCTTCTTTGATTCTTATTTACAAATCCTTTACTTGTAGCTGGGTCTTGTTTACTAGCATCACTAAACCAATTATCATATTCCCATGTAACTGTTATTTCAATTAAACCATCACTGCCTTCTCCTAATTCAACTTGGCTTACTTGTATTGGGTATGCATTCTTTAATGTACACTCATATGCTTTTGTGTCATCTTCATCACCAATTAAAGCTTCTATTTGAACATCAGCAACATAATCATTTTTATATAGTGTTTTATAATGATTACCACTACTATCAATAATCAGTTCTTGCCATAGATCAAAATATTTTTTCATATAATAATCACTAGTTAATAAGAATGTCATTGTGACTTCATCAGTAGCCATTGAATAAGGTTTCTTTGCTAGGTGATGATTATGTGTAGCTTCAGTGGTAGATATACGTTTTCCTGGAAGTACAACAGAGGTGCATAGTATCCATGTATCACGGCCGTCTTGTAGCCAATTATTACCACTTGCTCCATTTTTTATTGATGGATGGGTAAAATGAACACCATATCGATTGCCACGAGCTACTCCTCCGCGTCTAGATATTAAAGCTTTCATATCATCTATTTGACTTGGCATTAGTATTTCCTCGCTGAATCTGACCAAACTGTGCCAACACTGGCTTTCTTAAAGTTTGCTGTTTGTAAAAATATTGCTATATTCCATTCTGCGGCATTTACCTTCATTATATTTGAAGTTACATTTGCTGACAAATAATGTTTAAAGCACGGCTTAAAATATTTATAGCTTCTTGTTGCCATAAGTAACTTATATGTTAACTTAAATCGTGTAGTTGCATTAAACTTTTGATTAGATGCTGTATCGTTTAATTTATCTAAGAAGATTGCACGTACTTTAGGTGGTAGATAATGTAAGTTAATACCATAAAAACCATCTTTCGCAGGACCAACAACAATCGTTAATGGAAATGCATCATAGTAAGGCAAAACCTTTTTAAGCTTTGGATTATATGTGTACATAACCATATCACCGGGTGAGGCACCAGATTGCTTACGTAATCTATCATCACCTAACATTTTACCTGAACCGATCTTACCAAGCTTTGAAACATTCGATGCAAACCATTTGTTTGCTTCTTTACTACGAGCCTTTAATCCTTTACGGAATGCTTCGCCTTCTAACTTATCGAATAAACTAGCCACTAAATGTCTCCATTAATTGAGGTCCAAATACTACCATGATATATGCTATGATCGCCATAGCTGCTATACCACCTAATAAGAACTTTATTTTAAAATCATCTACCATCATTTTAAATCCTATTATTTCATTCCCTAATATTCTTAGAGATAATTCTAGCTTGCCTTCGCTTTGATCTTCTTCTTTCATAGGTGTATTTATACTCTTTTCTTCAGCGATTTCCATATTCTTTTACCAGTCTTTGTTTTACTGGCTTTATACTTCAACGTCATGGTTTTAATACCCATTGCCTCTAATTCGTTCTCTGTCCATATCTGAAACTCATAACCACGTTCATCACAAAACTTTTGAGCATACTTCCACTTCGAAGTATTCTTCATATATGTCATTGCTTCATTAAGTTGTTTTCTTTTAGGCGGCCGGGTTTGTGCTGATGGTTTGATTTCAACTAAAAGAGTGCGGCCGCTTGTAGTTCGTATGGTGAGATCCATATAATATCTATGAGGCTTATTATCGGTTGCACATATATAACCAATCACAGTTTCTTCTGAGTTCCACCATTTAACCCACGTTGCTTTTGTATCTAAGTATCTAAACGCATTGCGTTCCCATAACGATCGATAACGTATTGTATTTGGATTACCTTTATACTTCTCTAAGTTCTTTGGTTTCCAGGAGCCAGAATATGTCTTTTTCATACAACTATTTATACAAATCATTATAAATAACTATATAACGAATACAAGGACTAATTATGTCAGACGCATACGAAAGAAGATTAAATGCCAATATGGATCCAGATTTTCCAAATGTGAAACTCAAGAATGGGGATATTTTTCAACCAAGAGTTCAAGCTAGGGACTTTTATAAAAAGAAAAATCCGTTTAATCTTAAATATCCTTCAACAGTAGGAGAAGATTTTAATACTGCTACTAATTATAATTCGAATTCATCTAGTCAATATGCAAAAAGCAGATTAGCTGATGAAAATTCAGGAATAAAAAAAGATGCTATGGAACCATTTGTATTTTTTGAATTTATGGAAATAACTCCAAAGAAAAAATTAGATAGATTAGAAAATATGGGTGAAGCTGGTAAAAAAGCAAGAAACTTAACTGCTGGTCCTATGAAATTGGCTGGATCTGCTAATAACAAAGATCCAAATGATTTAGCATTTCAAGGAACATATTATTCACTATTACAAGATTATATGCCTGATGGCATATCAGAAGATTCGAATCCTCATAGTGGATCCACTATGCTCGAAGCAGCTGGCCAAGCAGGTAAAGGAGGATGGTTTACTGCAGCATTAAGACAGTATGCTGGTTCTATAGCGATGTATATGCCAACTGATATTCAAATAAATGATTCGATTGTTTATAATGAAGCAACAAGAAAAACAGCAGGAATACTTGAAGGCGGATTAGACGATTTATCAGCTGAAAGCGCAGGTACAGTAGCAACATCTCAAGCTGCTTTGGGAGCGGCTGGTGTTGGAGTAGGTGCATTTAGTGAGACATACATTCCTAAACTGCTAGGAAAGATAGCGCCTAAAATTAGTTCATTTATAGCAGATAAAGGAAAGCTTGCTGGTGGTTTTATTGGTGCAGCAGGTGCAAGTATTGTAAGCGATGAATATCAAAGATCTACTGGTAAAGCAGCTAATCCTCATGATTATATGGCGTATCAATCAACACAATTAAGAAGCTTTACATTTTCATTTACATTTTTACCAGATAGTAGAGAGGAATCAAACCAAGTAACACAAATAATTAAATCATTTAGAAGGGCAGCTCACGCAAAAAGAAACGATTCTCTTACATTAACTGTTCCAGACCATGTTGTAACATCATTCCATGGAGCTGGCGATATGATACAAATGCCGCCAACCGTTATTGAATCTGTTAATGTTACATATAACCCAAACAATACATCTTTTTTTAAAAATGGAAATAACCCAGTTGAAGTTGCGATGTCAGTAACATTTAAAGAGATTGTTCCAATTTACAGACATGATATTGAAGGAGGTATGTAATGTACTTTGCAAGTATACCTAGTGTAGCAATTGATGTAGATGGATCTGGTAATTTAGATGCATTAAAAAATTTAACGGCTAGAGCTAAAGTTTCTGATGCGTTATTAAACAGTACTACATATTATGAAACAGTAACAGTAGCAGATGGAGAAAGGCCTGATATTCTTTCGAAAAGATTATATGATGATGAAAGATATCATTGGACTTTCTTATTACTTAATCCACAAATAAAAAATATATGGGACGATTGGCCAATGAGTTCAGCCCAGCTAATAGACTATTGTACTAATAAGTATCAATACTTAGCTGCTGATACCGATGATGACTTAAACAATAAATTTACAGTTGGCGAGACAGTGACTGGCTCAGTCTCAGGTGCTAAGGGTGTTGTAAAAGAAATACATGTTAATTTAGGTTATGTCACGATTGAATTAACATCTGGTACATTTACTATAACCGGTGAAACAATTAATGGTGCAACTTCTGGTTCTGCAGCTGCATGTAATTTTATTAAGAGCGAAGCTTATGCACCGCATCACCACAGAAATACATCAGGAGTTAGAGTAAGACGCAGTAACGTAACAATACCTTATACATTGCTCGATTATGAGACGGCAGTAACAGATCAAAATAGACAAGTTAAAGTAGTTAAACCTCAACATATAAACACTATAGCACAAGCATTTATAAGTGCAATGGCATAATGATAATAAATAATTTTAAAGTCTATGCAGCTACGACTGATATTACTAGTCTAATACAAGGAATGACATTCTTTGAAAGTATTAATGGATTACTAAAAGGTAATTTGCAAATTCTTGATGGTATTAACTTTTTTGATAGAGTCATTGGTGGAAATAATGAATTAGTTCCAGTTGAGGTATCATTTACAGTATTTGATGAGACATGTACTAATATTTTTATGATGGATGGTATTAACCAAATGAAAATATTTAAGTCAGAAAAACAGTATGTTCTACATTTGATTACTCCAGAAGAATTTCACTTAAAAACAAATGATGTTAATAAAGTATTTAGCGGAACAAGTCATCATATTGCTGGTAAGATATATGAATCTGTAACTGATGTTTCTTCATTACTTCAAATTAATTCTATAGCTTCAACAAATGGAAAATATATTGTTCCAAATATACCTGCGTTAAACGCTATTAACAATGTTGTAAATACTGCTGTTTGTCCTCATCACACTGGATTTTATTTTTATCAAAGATTGTGGGATCAAGGTACATGTAGATTAGCTGCTCTTTATGATATGGATAAAGATTTTCATGTTAATCCGAACGGTGATAGATTTTCTATAAAAGATGTTAATATTAGTTTGCAAGATTTAGGAGCTGGAGAAGTTGTACAGCAAGGCGCAGCTTCTAATTTTGAATTACAAGAATATAAAATGCATCAAGCGGATAAACTTGCTAGTGGAGAATACGGATTTAAACTACATGAAGTTCAATTAGATGAAACTAAAATAAAGAAGAATGAAGCATTACCTAATAATTCTTCAGCTGTATCAGTTCGTCATAAATTATCTTCTAAATTATATGATGTATTAACTGAATCACGTGGACCGCATGGTGAACCAGTACAATACCAAGAAAAATCTTTATTTTCAGATGTTAATTCACCAAATAATCAAGCTGCGTATAATCAAAAAAGAAGAATATATAATAATACTATTTTGGTTAATGGTATGACACCTTCTCCATATTTAGGAGCAGGTAAAGCTACGTTATTAGAATTAGGTGAAAGTGAAGTATCATATTCTATTTCAGATGGATCTTATATCATAGCTGATATCAATCATATGTTTACGATTGGCGATGGAAACGTAACATATTTACAAAACATTAAACTATTAAGAGAGTACGCATAATGTATGACTTCGGTGAAGTAAAATCTATTAATGACCCAGAAAAACTTGGAAGAGTAAAGGTAAGTGTATATGGGTTTCATGACGATATACCACATTATCAATTAGGATGGTCAAATGTTATTATGCCTGCAAATACACCGGCAACACTTGGCCAAGGTCACTCGGTTAATTTAAAGGCAGAAGTATTATGGAAAACAGGAGATCTTCTACCTGAAGCAATAACAAAACCAGAAGAAATAATTCCTGGTCCAGCTGGACAATCTGAAATAATTCCAGCCAAAATAATTACTGATGTTGCACCTGATTATGGATTTGATGCAGGCTCAAGTGTTCCAAGAACTGGTGATGTAAGAGAGCAAGGCAGTTTAGTGTGTGGTATGTTTCTTGATGCAGCTCAGCAAGAATTTTTAGTTATAGGAACTTTACCTACAAAAACTGATGGAACACAAGATAACAATTTAAGAGCAAGAGGCGAAGTAGATCCACATAGAAATGAACAACGGGGTGTTTACGAACCAGTAAGTCCATACGCACCGAAATATCCATATAATCATGTTTATGAGACAGAGAGCGGGCATGTAAAAGAATATGACGATACTCCAAGTAATGAGCGTATAAAAGAAAGACATAAAAGTGGTACTCAATATGAAATAGGCCCAAATGGTGCAAAAATAGAAAAAATCATAAATGATAATTATCAGTTAGTGGCAGGTCATGATACACTTGAAGTAAAAGGTAATGTTAAAATTATTATAAGCGGTGATGCTAATATTGCAGTAGCAAAAAATTTAACTGCTCAAGTTGGTCAAGATATGACTACTATAGTAAATGGTAATGCATATACAACAGTTGACAAAAATGCAGACTTACTCGTTAAAGGTAATATGACTACGACTGTTAATGGTAATGCAGACTTACTTATTAAAGGTGATATAGATGGTGAGGTAAGAGGTAGTATATTATTTGATGTTGGTGAAGGTAAACCTGAACATGTAATTTATGACGATGCTGGTGTTGCAGTGCATCATCATGATTTAACTGGTTATACTAAACACCAAGCTATTACACAATGGTTTCCTCCAGTAAAGACAGATACATTTACATTAACTTATAGAAATATGAGAACAGTTAAAGAGATGTCAACAGAAGCACAAGCACCATATGCTGATGCTCTTACTAGCTTTGCAGATTATGATGCAAGTAAAGTAGCATTGGTTGATGGAAAATGGACATATCCTGATAAAACATCTTATATTGCCGAGTACGGAGTTATTGAATTACATACTGAAGGTAAATTACAAGCCATTATTGGTGGTGAAGCAGATATTACAGCAATGCAAAGTGCTAAAATAAATGTCTTAGACAATGCAGATATAGATGTCGGTGGTAACCTCGATGTGGATGTAGCGGGTAATATTACTTTTGATGCCACAAGTGATACGAGCACAATTGATATAACGAGTGTAGGTAATATGACATTAAAATCTCCTACTATAACATTAGACGGCGACGTGAATGTAACTGAAGTATTACAAACAAATACTGATGGTACTAACATTAACTTAAATACTCATGTTCATACACAACCTGATACTGGAATAGATGCTACATCACAAGGTAACACAAATGGTCCTCAAAATCCATAATAAATGTATAAATAAGATATATGGCACAGATAGCACGACAAGAAACGTATAAAGATTTAGATTTTTCTTTTAAGCAAAATCCTAATACAAATGACGTTGGAATAAAAAAGAATAATGCAGCAGTAATACAAAGTTGTCTTAATATACTTCGTACGAATCATGGTGAAAGACCATTCGATTATAACTTTGGTGCAAACCTACGAGCATATCTCTTTGAGAATATGAGTAATACCACAGCTGCTAATATGGCAACAAGTATAGAGGTTGCTTTAATAAATTATGAACCAAGAATACGTGTTCTTAACGTAAATATCCAAACAAAACCAGAAGATAACGAAGTATTTATAACAGTAACCGGTCAAGTTGTATCAAATAATGAAATAATTGATATATCTACCACAATAGAGAGATTACGATAATGGCAATCGAAAGAAGAATTAATGCAAGTCAATTAGACTTTGATCAGATAAAAACAAATCTAGTTACATATATGAAGGCAACTGATACAACCTTCAATGACTACAACTACGATGGCTCTGCAATGTCAACCATTATTGATGTATTAGCATATGTAACACATATCAACTCAATGAATGCTAACTTCGCTTTGAACGAAACATTCCTTGATACGGCTCAGCTACGAACTTCTATTGTATCTCATGCTAAGCTATTAGGTTATACTCCTAAATCAATTTCACCATCGAAGGCTTACATAAATGTAAGAATGAATTATGATACAACTGCTACACCACTATATAATCACGATGGTAGTAATACACCATTACCGTTAAGCATGACAAGAGGCACCGCATTTAAAACAACTGTTGATGGTGTTGATTATCCAATGTTTGCTTGTGAG